CTTGCAACAGACCGTGCAGCACACCGTTTAGCTGACCAGTACGACCAAGAAGTGCTTGGCTACCTATCAGGTTATAAGCAGTCTGCTTTACATGCTAATGCAGCCGCAGTTAACGACCAAGTAAATGGTTCTAAAGCGGATACAGCAGCAGGTTCTGATGAATTGTTAGCTTCAATGAAGTTAGACAAAGGTTCATTTGGTAACATCACAACGTCTTCTGCTGGCGCTCATTCGATCCCATTAGCAGCACGTTTACCAGGTGCAACAGCACTACCTACAGCTACATGTTCACCAGCAATGGTTGTAGCTCGTATGAAGCGTCTATTGGATCAAAATCAAGTTGATTCAGCAGGTCGTTGGTTATGTGTAGATCCAGTATTTATGGAACTACTAGCTGACGAAGATTCACGCTTCTTGAACGCCGATTACGGTGACTCAGGTGCGCTTCGCAATGGATTGGTGTTAAATAACTTCCACGGCTTCCGTGTATATACATCATCTAACCTACCAGCAGTTGGTACTGGCCCAGGAACATCTGGTGCAGCTAACCAAAACGCCCATTTCGGTGTTATCGTAGCTGGTCATGACTCAGCGGTGGCAACAGCAGAACAGATCAACAAAACGGAAACATACCGTGATCCAGACAGCTTTGCAGACATCGTTAGAGGTATGCATCTCTACGGGAGAAAAATCCTACGCCCAGAAGCGTTGGTTACTGCTAAATATAACGCAGCTTAAAATTTGTTGGGGCGAGCTTAAACACTTGCCCCAATACTTTATGTAAGATCAAACTTACTGCGTGGCACAATAGATGTCAACATTTAAAATAATAAAGGTACAATATGCCTAGCACCTATATAAGTTTATGTAATCAAGTACTACGCCGACTAAACGAAGTTGAAGTTGCGGAAGGTGCTTTTGATTCTGTTACTGGCGTTCAAGCATTGGTTAAGGATGCGGTGAAGGCAGCGGTTGCTAAGATAAACCAAGCTGAGTTCGAGTGGCCTTTTAATGCTGCTGAAGAAACAGATACATTGGTTGTGGGTCAGGAAGAATATTCATGGCCTTCTTTTTATAAAATAGCTGATTGGAACAGCTTTCAAATCCAAGAAAATACAGCGCAAGGTGTAAGTTACACTACGCTAAAATACATAGAACGTGACGAGTGGTATAAGAACCACAGAGACAATGATTATTCATCAGGTACGGATGGTATCAGCGTCCCACGTTTTGTATTTCCCTCGCATGGTAATGGCTATGGTGTAAGCCCATCGCCTGATAAAGCATACACACTTAAATTCAGATACTACCAGAACTACTCTGATATCTCAGCAGCAGATGATGTTACACGTATTCCTGATAGCTATGATACTGTCTTAGTAGATGGTGCTTTATATCACCTCTATATGTTTAAAGATAACTTAGAATCTTCACAGGCTTCTTTCATGGCCTTTGAAAAAGGTATCAAAGACTTACAAACCTTATACATTAATAATTACGAATACATTCGTGATACACGGGTTAAGTATTAATGCCAGATCAAATACAGTCCTTCAAACTTGTATGTGCAGGTGGTCTGAATTCCAATGAAAATCATTTAGATTTATCGGATAACAGTCCAGGAGCAGCTACACGTATGTTGAACTTTGAGCCGTCACTATTTGGCGGCTATCGTCGTGTAGAGGGTTATGATGAGTACGATCCTGACTATGGTGAAGTAACAGTAGCAGGTCAATCTACAGGGCAAGGTAAAGTACTTGGTATTGCCATCTTTAAGAATGACGTTACCAATAGCACAACTATCATAGCTGCACGGCAAGATGCAGGTGCTAGTACTTACAGTTTCTATTATTATACTGCATTTATTGGATGGCGTAAGTTTACCCTAGATCATGGCGTTACACGTTCTATGACCGCAAATGGTCAAACTGTTAACAGACTACGACACCAACAATTTAACTTTGGTACTGGTAATAAGATATGCTTTGTAGACGGTGTTAACGAAGCGATTATATTCAATGGTACTAATTGGAAAGAGATAAAATCATCTCACGCTGGGGGCTACCACGCTACGAACAATACAGCAGGGGGCGCACAAGCACTAAATGCTCCTGCATTGGTAGATGTGTTTGAAAACCATTTGTTCTTGGGTGGACATGAAGCTAGTAGGGCGGCTATTGCACACTCTGCACCAAACGATCCTTATACCTGGACAGTTGCCGCAGGTGGTGGACAAATAGCGGCTGGCTTTGATGTCGTACAGATCAAACCATTCCGAGATAATCTATTTGTATTTGGTAATAAGAATATCAAGAAGATTACAGTTAGTGCATCAAATGCTTTTACATTAGAGAACGTAACAAGTAACATCGGTTGCGTGGCTAGAGATAGCGTACTAGAAATCGGTGGAGACTTAATGTTCTTGTCTCCTGATGGTTTTAGACCTGTTGCTGGTACATCTAGAGTTGGTGATATCGAGCTAGAAACCTTATCTAAGCCAATACAATCTACACTTGTTGATTTGATTAAGAATGAAGACATGGACGCTTTAACAGGCGTTGTTATACGTTCTAAGTCACAGGTACGATACTTTGTTACCACAACCAATAGTGGGACTGTTGTAGCTGCTACAGATGCTATCGGTATCATTGGTGGCCTAACAGATACATCAGGTTCTATTGAGTGGGAATTTGGTGAGCTACTAGGCATACGAGCTAGTTGTGCAACATCTGACTATGTAGGCACAGACGAACTTATCTTACACGGAGATCATGATGGTAAAGTCTATCGCCAAGAAAACGGAACGAGCTTTAACGGCTCTAATATTATATCTGTTTACGCTACACCTTATTTAGATTTCGGTGAGACAGAACAACGAAAAGTAATTCGAAAGCTAAATACATTTATACGTGCAGAAGGCCCGTTCGAGATGAACCTCGCTATCGATTACGATTGGGGTGATTACAATACATCAGTACCTTCCACATATACTCAAACCAGTGACGGTGCGCCTACGATCTACGCTGGTAGAAACATTACTTATAACGGAGCAAACGTGATTTACGGCGGTGCATCCAAACCGATCATGACATCGGATATTCAAGGTTCGGGCTTTTCAGTTCGGGCTACTTTTGTGACAGACGGACAATCAGAACCATTCTCAATTCAAGGCTTAGTCTTTGAGTTCAGTACGGCAGGGAGAAGATAAAAAATGGCAGGTTACACACGGCAATCAACTGCTAGTATTATAAATGGTTCTAGTATTACAGCGCCGCCAATCAATGCGGAATTTAACCAACTATTAGCTGCGTTTAATGCAACAACAGGACATGGGCATACAGGTGGTACAGGAGATGCTCCTAAGATACCATTAACAACTTCTGTTAGCGGATATCTACCATTAGTACATGGTGGTGTTGGTGGTCGTAATAACGTAACAAATTCTGTTCCTACAGCTAATGATGATAGTGGCGATGGGTATGCTCCAGGCTCTATCTGGGAGAACTCTACTACAGGCCGTGTATACATCTGTGTTGGTAATAGTTCTGGCGCAGCCGTTTGGCGTGAGCTAGTACAAGTTGATAGCGGTAATGCTATACTTCCTGCATCTAATAACACTGTAGATTTAGGTAACAACTCTACACGCTTCCAGGACTTATTCCTAAGTGGTGGTATTGCGGCAGCAGGTAATGTAGCCATCGGTGGTACACTTACGACTACGGGTACATCTGCATTCACTGGCCTTGCTACCTTTGCTAATCTATCTGCTACAGGCACTACAACCATCACCTCAGTAGACCTAAATTCTGGTGCTATTGATAATGCTGTTATAGGTAATGCTACACCAGCGGCAGGTACATTTACTACACTTAATGCTAATACATCTCTAGTAGCCGCTACAGCAGATATAAATGGTGGTACGATAGATGGTGCAGCACTAGGTGGAACTACTCCAAGCACAGGTGCATTCACTACATTAGGAGCTTCTGGCACATCAACTCTTGCTACTGTAGATATTAATGGCGGTAACATAGATGGTACGGTTATAGGTGCTTCTACAAAAGCCGCAGGTAGCTTCACAACGCTCTCTACAACAGGCCAAGCTACCCTAGCTACTGCTGACATAAATGGAGGCTCTATAGACGGTTCTACAATAGGTGCTAACTCTGCATCTACTGGTGCATTTACTACACTGTCTTCATCAGGTGGTATCACAGGTAACTTAACTGGCAACGTAACTGGTAACACGGCAGGGGTACATACAGGAAATGTTACAGGTAACGTCACTGGCAACCTAACAGGTAATGTAACTGCAGGTTCTGGTACATCTACATTTACTAACGTAACTATTGATGGTACGTTAAACATGAACGCTGGTACGTCAGCTACTATCACTAATCTTACTGCACCAACAAACGCTAATGATGCGGCACGAAAAATAGATGTAGATAATGCGGTAGCTGCCTTGGTTGATAGCGCTCCAGATAGTCTTAATACCCTAAATGAGTTAGCTGCGGCTTTGGCAGACGATGATGATGCCTTTAACACTTTAAATACTTCTATTGCGACTAAACTACCTAAAGCGGGTGGCACTATGACAGGTGCTATCGCAATGAGTACCAATAAAATTACTGGAGTAGGCAATCCTACATCAGCACAAGATGTTTCTACAAAAGTATATGCAGACACACAGAGAGACACACGGGTAGCTAAGACAGGCGACACGATGTCTGGTGCATTGGCAATGGGGAATAACAAGATCACTGGTCTTGCTACCCCAACGGCTAATACTGATGTCACTAATAAGGCTTATGTAGACGGTATCTTAGGTTCAGCTACTGCGGCGGCTACTTCAGCGGGTACAGCTACAACACAGGCTGGAATTGCTACTACAAAAGCAGGGGAAGCTGTTGGGTCAGCGGCGGCGGCTTTAGCTAGTAAGAATGCGGCTGCGGCATCATACGATGACTTTGATGATAGATACCTTGGCGCTAAATCATCTGCTCCTACGGTAGACAATGATGGGGATGCACTTATTCCAGGTTGCATGTACTTTAATACTACAAGTAATATTATGTTTGTTCGTAGTAGTTCTGGTGGTTGGCAGTCAGCAGGTTCTGCGGTTAATGGTACATCAGAACGTAAGACTTATACAGCTACAGCAGGTCAAA